ATAATTTTTTTGAGTGTGGTAGGTGCGTTTTCGCCTGGCACCGGCATATCTCTATTAATAGTTTTCCATATATCAACTAAAACAGGATGATATTTTTTTTTAGTTGATATGACTTCTTCTCCTCTTTTGATAATACATTCTTCAATTGTTGAATGTGTAATTTGTGTCGCGTTAAGAAGTTCATTTTCTGTAATATAAATGATTCTTCTTCTAATCACAAGCTCCCCATTAATAATTTCCCGAATATAGTTTTCAATATTTGGAATACGGAGTACTTCGTCCATTTTTGCTAGTAGTACTTATATTTATTAACTATTTTCTATTTCAATTTTATTTTCTATTTCAATTTTATTTTAAAATTGACGTTTTACATGAGAAAAGGTGTAAACATAAAAAAGAATCGATGTGAACAATTCATTTTATGTTTTTGCAATTTTATTTTTATACGGCGGATATGACCATTTTTTTATTCATTTTATTGTTAATAAGCACTAATCCAGCAAGCAATCCATATAATTCGTCAGGCGTTTTTTCGTCTAGAATCGCAGCGATTTTATCAAACAATCCTTCATAATATGTATCGGACACATCATCTTCGTAGTGCCCGAAATATGGCAACCTGTAATATTTGGTCCAACCATGCCCAGCCACTTTTTCTCTTTCAAGAATAAACCAATCATTTGTAATTTTGTGCAGATCATTTGGAAAATATTGTGTAAATATCTCTATAATCTTATCTGCAAAGTATTCATATCCACCACAATAATCATAGAGATTGTTTAATAGATCGTGCATGTTATATTTATGGCGCCATAAACTTACCTTTACATCACGATATATAAACTTATATGTATATCGTGACAAATCTGTTGGCAAATACTTGATGAATAACTCGGTCTGTATCACTTTGCGGTTTGACATGTTGTTAATTATTTTATTGTATTGTTATTATCTTTTTGTATTGATGTATTTACCGAAAACAATTTCATTTTTTATTAGCATTTCCATCTATTGCCGCAATCAATGCAGGTTACAAAGGTTGTCATGGGTTCATCCGCCGACCTGGTCTGCATTTGATAATATGTGCACTTATTCGAATGACACTTCCTGCATTTAAATGTATCTGTTGCCGCTTCTATGTTCGTCTCATATTTATGCTTATCTCGCTGAATCTTGCACTGGATAAGTTTTTCCCACTTCTCTGGACGAAGCTCTTGGTGCGTCATAAAAGCAACCACGTGGGGCTTAATAGTCCCATCCGACAATTGCTGTAAAAGCGTTTCATTGTTCAAATTGAAATAAATACTACGAACTCGGTCAACATAAATTTGCACAAAATGCGGATTGTCCCACTTCTTGACAACTTTTTTCGTGCTGGCCTCCTTCACAGCATAATTGTAAATTCCTTTTTCCATGTTAACACTTGTTTTTGTATGTTTCAAAATAACATTTAATTTTTCTGAAATATTCTTACGGAATTCATCTGGATTTGATATCGTTCGCATCCTCTTATCTATCTCTATAATGTAAATACAAATAATATTTAAATTATAATCAATTTTATTTGATATGTAAAACGTGTTATGCCTCATCCGAGCTGTAGTCATACTCTTCCTCGTCCAACTCCGAACCAATATCCTCTACTATCAAATCATTGTCGCCGATAGCAGCGTCGTCATCATCATCCTCATCCTCGTCGTCCTCATTTTCTGAACAATCATCGCCACCCTCGTCGTTTTCTGTGTCGCTACTATCCACCACGAAGCCGTCCTTCAAATATCCTTGCTTTGTTTTCTTTTCCTTGGGAACATTTTCCAGCTCATCAATCTCTGCATCGTCCTCCGCACAAGTCGCCGCCAAATCTTCAAAACCTCCAAATAGTTTCTCGTACATCTTTTCCCAGAGCTCCAGAGTTAAATTACATGTGGCGGTTGTGCCGGCCTCTACTTTATGACAAACCAATGCACATGAACCAAAGAATAATACATTGTCAATCGGCGGAGGGAAGTCGTATTTATTTTCTCCGTTCGCCTTTCCTTCCGTCTTACCATACGCGGAAACAATATATTTACTGCCAGACAACTTGATGGTCCATTCGGTTTGCTTCGAAAATCCATCCGCCTTTTTAAAGCCACACTTTTTGAACAATTCAGCTTCTTGATAATCTTTCACGGACAATGATTTTAAATCCCCACCTTTTTCTACTATCAGAATGCTCGTCATTTATATTTTGTATCCAATGGGTTTAAATAGTTTGTTATATTAAATAATAATAATATAATAATGAAATTATATATTGATAGTTATCATTATAATCCGAACAGGCTAAAGATTCATCTTCTGAAAAATAAATTCAAACATGATAAATGCACATCGGTCGAATTTTATACAAATAATGGAATCTATACCATAGAAAATAATGAAATGTACAAGCTAGTCCCGATGGACAATCCAATTGAACTTGTCAATATTCACGGACTTGATTTTATTATCGACAAGTCCTATTATATAAAAAAACCGCATTACCAGCTTTCACCTGAACATGTCATTATTAAAAAAAATCATTATGTATTTTGCAATTCCAAAGTGACACTGGTAGTTGAGGGCGATGTCACGACAGATGAAGACGACTTTGTTCCTACCAATTTTTATTTTGATACACATAGCAATAATTCAATCGACGACCCAATGATTTTAAATGAATTCAATGAGTTTTTATCGACGTTTAACTAATCTAACACTATTATAACTTATGTTTTCCTGGGTAATTCAAGCAACTTTTATATCTATTATATTTATTTTGCTGGTCCACCATTTAATTCAAATATTAAAAGATACACTGACTTATCCAAAAGTGAAGGATTTAGTGAATGTTCCTACAAAAAAATATGAAGATATTTACAACGTATTAAATCAGGGTTTGGGGCAGACTCAAGACCGGTCTAGCGATACTACACCGATTCATAATTTAGACATATATACAGACAAGCTATTGCCAGACCTTGAAACAACTACGCAAATGGGAGGCGACGATGATAACAATATGAAAAATGAATTGAAGAATTTTATCAAAAAGCAACAACATGCGCCGACCATGGCGCCGTTTTAGTAATATGTAAAAAGATATAAAGACATGAACCCATGTTCATATATGGCGACACACAACACATCCATATTAGCAGAGTTCCCTAAAATTAAACTTTCTTATGAAACCTTTATGCATAAGAAAGTTTTTGATGCAAACGTAGTATTGGCAATTCCAGTCGGAAAGAAATGTTTTGCATGGTTTACAACAAAAAATGATAAAAATGTATGTTATATCCTCGAAATTGGCGCTGAAAAGCAAATAGAGAAGTATCATCTAGTCACGTGCTGTTTTCACGAGTCGCTGAGTGTAGGCACTATTTTATACGGAACACTTTTTTTCCATGAAAAAAGACGTTTTTTTACGATTGAAGATGTGATGTATTACAAAGGGAAAAATATACAATCGTCGTTGTATTTGGACAAGCTCAGATTATTCGAAACCATGTTTACGACCGATTTAGGTCAAAATTCGTATAGTTCGTCGTTTATTACATTTGGATTGCCCATGATGAGCAACGACACTGATGCACTACTTGCGCAAATTGACCACACACAGAGATTCATGTATTTCCAGTATAGATATTTTAACAAACCCATGATCTGCCGTGTCAAAGCGTATATTGTTATGCAGGCGAATGATGCAATGCCGCAACCACCACCACCACCACCACCGCAGCTCGATACGCCGAAGGTCGTCAATAAACCAGCGACCCACCCCCCCACAACCCACACGCCGATCAGACTCCAACCGCGCCCAAACAATAAGCAATATCCCGCTTACGAGCGCGTTTTTAGCATAAAGCCTGACCTCCAAAACGATATTTACCACTTGAGCGACCCAGTAAACAAATCATTGGTTGGAACCGCATACATTCCTGATTATAAAACAAGCGTGTTGATGAACCAGTTATTTAGAAACATTAAAGAAAACGCGAATTTGGATTCTTTGGAAGAAAGCGATTCAGAAGACGAATTTGAAAACGACAGAGTAGACAAGTTTGTATATTTAGACAGAGAATATACCATGACATGCGCATATAATCATAAATTCAAAAAATGGGTGCCGTTACGCGTGGTTGGCATGTAATCAAAGTAATCAAAATCAAAATAAAAATAATAACCATACAATATATATATACATGTCCTGTGCGTCTAATTTAGGTTATGGTGGGATATATCCAAATAGTAATGTAAATCCTGCGTTCGTGAATGTAGATGGCTCAACATATGCAGGTGGATTTGGAAGCAATGAAATTCCTGCTTCAACTCATAGTATGAGAGGAGCTTCCAATAATGTTGCTGCGGCCAGCGGAAACTGGACGGGAGGCGGAAGTAGAAGACTTCGGCGAAGAAATAATATTAGTAAATTATATAGAATGAAAAAAAGCATGAGAAGAAGTTCAAGCCGCCGTCGCCGCTCTATTTATAGACGTTCTGGCAGCCGTCGCATAAAGTCCCGTAGATATGGACGTAAACCAGTAAGGAGAACGCGCCGCCAGCGCGGAGGCGAATATGCACAATTTGATAGTAACGTGCCTTATACTCCCGGATATTCGTTGGGCGGTCCGCTTCCTGCTAGTCTCTCTGCATTAGCAAATCCTCCGATTTATCATCAATACAATAATTGCAAAGACAACTATAACCACTATGAAGCAACACAAAATAAATAAATGTATTCCCTTTCATAACAATGAAAATATTGATATGAAATACCGATTTTTATGCGGAGTTTATTTTTTATTTGCACCTCTTTTCTTTTTCCCTCCAAACGAAAGCGGGCCACCTTGTAGATCTTCTTCTTCTCCTTCTGTTTCCGCATCAATATCGTCCATGAGTCCTGTCTGTCTGTCTGTAGTTTCCAATTGTTCTGTTGGGTCCACAACTATCGTTTTGCTACCTTCGCCTAATGGTGCAAGATACATGTTACGTTGTATATTCGCAACTCGTTTCATAGCAATTTCTTTATCTTTTTTTCTTCTATTGCATTCTGTTCAGACTTGTCTTTTTCGGTCCGTGTATCTTGCCATTTATCTTCCATAGTACCCCGACTACGCTTACGAGTGCCGTTACCTCCTCTATTTACACGTCTACTTTTTCTAAATGCTCGATTTCGTTTTCGCGTGTTTTTCGGTTTTGTGCGTTTTACGCGTCTACTAGTTTTCGTTTTACGACGAGTATACGCCATTGTACTATATAGCGAAAATAATTACACAATTTCACAATTCAAACGCGGAATTTACACCTTTGCGAAATATATTATTTTGTGGGTTATTATATTTGTGGGTTATTGCGGGACCTAAAAGTTCTTATCCTTGCGTTTTTACGATTTTTCACTCCAAATCCTTTTTCAAGAAATGGAAATTGGACATTTATAAATGTCCATTTTTGGATTTCCTAAAATACTTTTGGAAAATCGAACGTTTGTGACCATAATGAAAAATTAGCGTCTCGTGGCCAAAAAAATATTTAAATTTTTGTGACGATAATTTTTTTATTTTTTGGACGCGGAAGCTTTAGGAACTTTTTATCTTCGTCTAATATACGAAGAAATGACGAATTTGACGAACGAAAAGTTCCAAAAAAGTTCTAATAATTATTCATGTGAATTTTGCGCCTATAATACAAGTAGATTAAGTCAATATAATAGACATCTTTTGACATCTAAACATATAATACTAACACAAACGAACGATTTGGAACCAAAAAGTTCTAAGACAACCTATACATGTGATTGTGGTAAGCAATATATACACGCATCGTCCTTGTGGAACCATAAACAAAAATGTATACCACCCACTGAGACATCCCAAGAAGAACATACCCATTCACTAGACGATATTCAATTACCAACTATCCCAGCAAACCTTATTTTTGAACTAATCAAGCAAAACCAAGAATTCAAACAGCTACTGATCGACCAGAATAAGATCGTTACAGACCAAAATAAACAATTGTATGAAAAGCACGAGGAGAATATAGATTTGCAGAAACAATTGTTAGACGTGGTGAAAGACGGCAAGACAATCAATAATACTATAAGCAACAACAACTCACACAACAAGACATTCAACCTCAATTTCTTCTTGAACGAGACATGTAAAGATGCGATGAATATGAAAGATTTCATAAAATCGCTGGAGATGAGTCTACCCGAGTTGGAAAAAATGGGAGAACTAGGGTTTGCCGAAGGCATGTCTCGTGTGTTTGTCGACCGCTTAAACAAGTTGGATATAACCAAACGCCCGATTCATTGTAGCGATGTCAAGAGAGAAATTATACACATCAAAGACGATAATAAGTGGGAACGCGACAATGCGAACCTAGACAGACTGAGAAAGATCATCCGACAGCTTACACTCAAGAACATTTTGAAGGTGGACGACTGGAAAAAGGCGAATCAAGGATGCACTGAATACAACAGCCGGAAAAATGATCAATACTTGAGAATCAATATGGAAGCAATCGGACCAGTGGATGACGCAGAAGTGAAGAGAGACTTTGGCAAGATAATTCGCCGCGTTGCGGAAAATACCGCTATTGACAAGAAGTATTTGTGTGTGTGATTTTCAATGTTGGTTTATTGTAAATTTAGAACTATATATATTCTCGTTTAATATATATAAATGGCATTAAGACAAAATTCTGAAGATTACGGGCATGAAGATGAAATAGACCATTACGACTATAATAATGGTATCCCACCCTATGAAGGAGCTACGTGGGATGAAGAAATTAATGCTTGGGTAAGTAATCCAATAGACCCAGAAATATACGATGAAGAAGGTAATTATAGAATTCTGCCTGAAGATATAGTTGTTGAACCTGCACCTGTGCTTGCACCCATTCAACCACAAGAAAGTAGAAGGGACCAAATGAGACGACTTATGCGTGAAAGGGCGCGTGCACCTCCGGCTCCTCCTGCGCCACCAATAGAAGACCCTCGTATAGTTGAAGCGAGAATAGGATTGCCTACACCTTGGGAAGCTCACATATCAAATACATACAATGTAGTGTATTATTTTGATCCCAGGAATGGCAACAAACAATGGGAACGACCAACTATGGGTGGTAAACGTACGAGGAGACGACAGCGACCTAGAGCCAAACAACCCAAAAGAAAACGAACCACGACACGACGTAAGAGAACAACAATACGTCGAAAATAATGCACTGACATTTAATCCTTTTTGGGTTTGATTTTTAGAAAACAGGTTCCTTGCAACATCTCTGAGCATGTTGCGTCGCCGTTAGTTATCAGTTTGTTCTTAGATTCAACAACACGCCATTTGCTTGTATCTGGCGTATAATCCAAGCTAGTCGTATGAATTATTTTATAGTTTTGTTTTCTATAAAATGCTTTTCGCTTTGCCCATTGCTTCTGAAATAGGTCGTGCTTGTCAATAACGTCGACCACAACAGGTGTGCCATGTCTTTCTCTCAGGATTCGTCCAACTGATTGCTCAATATCCGTTTTAGGCGTCGCCATAATCAAGGTAGTAAGCGTCTTAATATCGAGTCCTTCTGCCGCCATGGAATATGTTGCAATAATGACCTTCTTGCTTTCGCTCTCCTTGAGCGCGGCCTCTTTCATTCCGCCCACATAATATCCAACCGACGCAATATTACGCGCGGCAATAGCATCATACAAATACTTGAGCAGGCTTTTGTTATGCGCTAGAATCATGACTTGCTGGTTCGGGTTTTCGCGCAACATGTCGCCGAGCACCTGCAAAATAAACTCGCTTCTGCGGTTATAATTGCACAACTTGGTAATCATGGTGCTAAACTGCGGGTTTCCGCGAAAATCATACACGATTTCATTGAACTCCTCGTCGTCAATCTTGTATTCAACCGCGCGAACTACAACTGGATGATCCTGCTTCCTATTCTCCTTGAAAACAACCTCACCCAAAAACATCTTAAATATCTTGCTCGTCCCGTCCTTGCGGTTCATCGTCGCCGAAAGCCCAAGCATATATTTTGTCACCAGCTTGAATAACGTGTTGGAAAAGACCTCGCTTGAAATGTGGTGCACCTCATCAATAATTGTGAATCCAAAGCTCTCAAAGACGGACGGCGGATATTCCTTCATACTTAGCGACTGAATCATGCCCAATACGATGTCCTTGTCTTCAATATCAACAACCGGCCCCTGAATTTTGCCAATACGCGCTCCAGGCAAGAACTGCTGAATACGCTCAATCCATTGGTTGAAGAGAAATTCCTTGTGCACCAAAACAAGTGTCTTCTTTTTGAGTTGCGAGAGAATATACAAGGACAAACTGGTTTTGCCAAATGCGCAAGGCAGGTCCAAGAGCCCTCCGCCACCGGTCGACGTCGCGCGCACCTTGTCTAAATATGAATTTACTGGACCCCATTGATGCTCTCTTAATTCGCCATTAAATGCGACAGAAATATTGTCCCCTTCTGCCAACTTCGTTTCCTTGGCAACACCAAAATGCTCTTCACCAAAATATCTAGGCAAATAATATTTTTGAACTGATTCGCGATAGGCAGGGAATGTTTTTACGTTGTTATTTACGGGGGAGCCAGGGATATAGGGGCGAACCATTAACTCCTTTTTGATGAGCGATACTTGCTGATCGTTTAATTCTTTTTTTAAAATGGTGTATCCCTTTTGTCCAATATAGGTATTGAGTTCATTTGTTGGGGTTGGGTTTGTTGTTGTTGTTAAATTTTGCATAGTGCCTACTTTAGTTTAGCGCATAATATTTAGGTTGTTTGAGATAATAAAATCTAATAATAAGATATATGGAATCTTTATTCAAAAAGACACAATCTAGTCATGTAGTTTTGGGAATCATCTTTATAATTTATTTAATCATGGGATATCCTATTCCGGAAACGCTTGCTACTATGATAGATACTATATATGGAAAAATAATCGTATATGTGATTGCGTTAATATTGCTGTTTTCGGTGAACCCTGTGTTGGGTGTTTTAGGACTATTTGTCGCATTTGATTTGATTAGACGTTCTGAAATTACAACTGGGACGACCGCTTTACTCAAGTTTGGTTCTTCGGAAAAACAGAAAATGGGCGATCTTACCGCGTTCAACCAATTTCCATACACTTTAGAACAGGAAATGGTCAAGATCAGAACTATAAACAAGGATCCGCTGATTGAGTCTCCTCCGTCCTACAAACCGATGCTTTTGGCTACTGCTGACGCCTCCCCAGTATCCGCCTAAATAATCCCGCGTATTATCTTGAAAACGCGTTTGTGTATGTTGATGTCTACTAGAATTAGTACATGAACATATAATGTATTACTACTTTACAACTTTTGCGTCGCCAAGTTTAAGCACAAATTGGATGAAGTAATAGAAAAGAACGATTGCAAATATAAGCAATAATAGCTGAAACCATGGATTGTTGTATATTTTTAACAGGGTAGCCCTCGCATTGTAGTCTGATTTCATTTGATAATCCGCGCTCAATTTATTTTCGGTGGACATTTGAATTGTTTCCTCCGACACATTTACCGGTTGACAATCAATATAAATATCGTCATTTCCAGAGCTAGACCCACTTGAATTTGGTCCTTTAGGATTATAAAACAAAGAAGTTGAGTCTGCTGATATTATGTCTGAGACGCCTTTGGTAATCGTAGATAATTTCGTCAAGATGTCTGCATCTATCGTAATCGCATTTTCAAGTCCATATACTATGAAACTTTCGCGGTCTGTATTAAAAGAATAAAACGGCTTTTTAGGAACAATGTTATTTAGATTGTAATTGGCTAAACTAATAATTGTTTTGTTGCCTGATTTGGGTGCCAATTTGGCAGTTTCGATAATAATGGTTGTCAAGATATTGCTAGAAGGAAGAGAACCTGAGCCAGAAACAATTGGAATAATTACTGAAAATGGACCACCACCAATAATTGGGGCATGTGAAATAATTAAAGATGCCTTGATATTTTTTCCGTTGTATAACAATATTGAACCCGTTGTTATTTTGATGCTGGAAACCTTGTATTTATTTCCGTTATACGTTACTGGAGGCACATTGGATTCATCGTATGACAAGACAATACTTTCGCCTGTATTGGAAGCAACACAGCTACTATTTGAATATTGAAACGAATATGAACATTTTAAATTGCACTCGCCTGAAACATTGTCTTGAGAGATATTTAATTGTGCCATAGTATTATCTAATAATATATCTAGATAAATAAAAATATCATTTTAATTATATAAGCAATGAAATTAACAAAGGGTAAATTATCCAAACTATTTCATAAGAAAAAACAAACAATGAGACGTTATAAAAATCAACGTAAATACAGACGCGCAAGTAAAACATTTAGACAAAAAAAACCCCTAAATTTACATCGTTCCTCTATGAAAAAATTTGTTGACCCTAGAAAAATAGAATGGATAGGTGGCACAGACCCTGATGAAAAGGTTCCTCTTGTTGTAAAACCTGCTTCAGACGAAGCAACTACAACAACGCCTATAACAGATCCTATTATGGAATCAGTTCCAGAGCCTGTTCCTGAACCTCTCTCCGAGCCTGTTGTTGATGAGGAGCCTATTCCCGAACCAGTCAGTGAACCTGAGCCTACGCCTACGCCTGTGTCTGAGCCTATGTCAGCGTCTGAGCCTACGCCTACACCTACGCCGGTGTCTGAGCCTACACCAGCGTCTGAGCCTGTTTCAGAACAAGTTGCAGAAGAACCAATTCCCCAATCAGTAACAGAAGAACCAGTCGCTAAACCTCTTGAAGAACCCGCAGTAGCTGAAAATGTGAAACCAGAATCCTCTTCTGTAGCAGACGCATTAGATATTATTGCAAATAAAATAGCAAAGGCAGTTGTAAAAGAAATGAGAGAAAATCAAGCAACAGGCTCAAGTCCAAATCAAGATGCGGATATTGCTGTTCCACTCGCGGTAGATGCACTTGTAAAACAAACACAACTAGCACCAGAATAATTTCTTACACAAACGGCAAATATTTAATAACCTCATTGTCATAAATGGTTATCTTGAAGGCTTGATTATATCCTTCCACATACACCGTATCCCCATTATATAACTTGTCCACTCCATATTCGGTGGTGCAACTACGTCCATTTCGCGAGATGGGCAATTTAATACTATTGTTTTGGTCGCTCATGGTGTAATATTGCCACTTGTCGCGTGATACAAACAGAGGTCGTCCCATCAACGGCAATATTTTGTCCTTGCTTTCTCCACTTAACGGCGTCATGAGGCCAAGCTGACGATAAGTCGTGTCTACTGCACCAACATTTGTCGATACGTTAATCGGCACCAAATATCTCTCGTCGCGTAATGGCGGGGCATAGGGATTCATCAAAACGTCGCCAGGGACATTAGTATATGCGACATTTGGACGCATGTAAACCCCGCCGCCACCCATACCCATGCCTCCGCCCCACCCACCATCCGCGTCGCTCGATTCTTCCTTAATAACGAGCTGTTGTTGTTGTTTTGGCTGATTCCATACATGCATGAGAATGAAACCAACTGCTATAAATATAAAAATCATGGTAATGTTTTCAATACAAATGATACCAGGAGGACACTTTTTCATAAATATTATATAATATATACTATTAATATTTATTTTTAGACACGTTCATTTACTTGGTGGGAACAGCATTGGCATTCACACCGAACTTCTTCATGAGAGAAGGTATATCACCGAGCCCATCAATGTTGAGTGTTTTTAACATACTTTGTGCTTGTTGCATTAGAGGACCCATCTCCTTCATCGCTTCCGCCAAATGAAGTTGCTGCTTCATTAAATTTTGCGTATCAGCCGTTAAGTTTTTTATTCCGTCGCTTCCTAAAACGCTATTTAAATCATCATAGGCCTGTTCAAGAGTTGAGCCCATGTCGACGCGTGACGCACCCTTTCGTCCGCCTGCGCTTGAAAACATCTCGGATGTTACACATTTGCCTTCGACTTCATCAAACTTTTCACCATCTTTGCATGCATTGATGGAGTTAGTTGTCTTAGTTGCGGAAGCGGCGTCACTTGCGGCATTCGTGTTATCGGCGTTGGGTGTTGCAGATGGCGTGGGTGTTGTAGCATCTGTCTTGGAGTCGCCAGTAGCACCCTCTGAAAATCCCTCTTTCATCATCATTCCAGAAGTTAATAGATTCACCAGAACCAACGGAACCAAAAGCACGATCACCATATTTTTGCTAAAATGCGTCATGAGATACCCTATCAAAATAAACAAGATGACTATTTGAGTTTTGTTCATCATCATATATCCGATAACATTGAATAACGCTAAAAGAGACACTAAATATAGAACATATCGATTCGTTAATAATTTTGAAACTGAGCTAGGCATTTTCATGGTATATATATATATTGATTGTAAAAAAAAATGAAACAAAATGGTTAATATTCAACATGTCAATATCTAACATATTAACTCAAAATGAGTCAATCATCAAACAAGTTTTCGCTAGTTATATGCGAGTTGCACAATAAAAATATCCACGGGTTTACAAAAGAGAGCGATGCCAACGTGCAGGGACATTATTTGGTCATGGAGACATTTGACCAGCAAAAAACAAACATAAAAAAAGTAAATAAAATATGCAAAATGTACACGAAACAATATGGCCAGTTGTCGCCGAATTTGCTAGACCATCCCATTCTACGCAATTATCCAAACATAGTTGCAGATGATAAATATATTCAACCACAGATTGCTGAATGTATTTATTTGAGTGGCGACGAGCGTGTCGCAATTATAAAAACTCATTGGATACGCTTAATTCAGC